AGGTACAATCTAAATTTTAAAAGTAAACAACAATACTTCAGAAGATTGAATGCTGGTAATAATTCTAGTAATTACTTCCAACAAAAAAACAGATGGTCAGTAGATGGTTCAGTTTCACCAGGTCCTCAACGAACTTGGGAAAATGAAAAGTTCATGACATCGTTAATGGGTTCAGCATACTCATTGAAAATGCCAAAGATAAATCGTAATGTACTTAGGACAATGATTGGTTTAAGAAAGTATATATGTGCTCAGTTCAAACCAAATGTTGCAAAAGTATTGTATGATAAATTGGGTAGTAAAAATATATTAGACTTTAGTGCTGGATGGGGAGATAGATTAGCTGGATTTTATGCAAGTGAAACATCAGAGTATTATGTTGGTATCGATCCTCGTAAAGAGAATCATCCAATATATAATGAACAATCAGAGTTCTATGATACACATAGGTCAATGTTTGAACCCAAGAAAAAAGTAGAATTTATTTGTAGTCCAGCTGAAGAAGTTGACTTTACAAAATATAAAGACACTTTTGATACTGTATTTACATCACCACCCTACTTTAATGTTGAACGGTATAGTTATGATGATACTCAAAGTTGGGTAAAGTATAAAGAGATTAATGAATGGAATGAACAATTCTTACAGAGAACTTTGAAAAATTTATGGTGTTCTGTAAAAAGTGGTGGATACTTATTAGTAAACATATCAGATGTTTATACTAATTCTAAGTGGAGCACTGATAGAGGTTGGTTAGAGATTTGCAATCCAATGAATAATTTCTTATCAACATTTACTGATTCAGAATATCAAGGTTGTATTGGAATGGAACTGGCAAAAAGACCAAATAGTGGCGGAGCTGGTACAGCCAAATCAGAAGATTATACAGAAGAAGCTTTAAAGAAAGCAGAAGAAACTAAAGATAAAACATTTTGTGAACCAATTTGGATATGGAGAAAAATTTGAGTAATACATTATGGGTAGAAAAGTATCGGCCAGATAACCTAGACACTTACATTGGGAATGACCACCTTAAAAGTAAAGTGTCTGCTTACCTTGAGAGTGGAGACTTACCACACCTTTTATTATTTGGGAAAGCCGGTACAGGTAAAACCACTCTCGCTAAAATACTAGTCAAGAACATAGAATGTGATTATCTATACATCAATGCTTCTGATGAAAACAATGTAGAAACTGTTAGGACAAAGGTTAAAAACTTTGCCTCCACAATGGGTTTCAAAGATTACAAGATTATAATCTTGGACGAGTGTGATTACATCACACCCAATGCACAAGCGGCTCTTCGTAACCTTATGGAGACTTTCTCTAAACATTGTAGATTCATTCTAACTTGTAACTTCGTGGAGAGAATCATTGACCCGATACAATCACGGTGTCAATCTTTTCAGATAGTACCACCATCAAAGAAGGAAGTGGCTATACATATACATGACATATTATTAAAAGAGAACGTTATGTCTGATATGAAAGATTTGAAGGTTCTGATAGATAGTGGTTATCCTGATATTCGTAGAGTTATCAATGCATCTCAAAGAAATGTAGTTAAGGGTAAACTAAAATTAGATACCACAAGTATTATACAGAACGATTATAAATTAAAGTTGTTAAAGATTTTAAAAACACAAAACAAAAAGAATGCATTTAAAGACATAAGACAACTTCTACTAGATAATAAGATTACAGACTTTGCTGACTTATTTAGATTGTTGTATGATGAGGTAGATGGTTGGGGTAAAGGTCATGTAGCAGAATGTATTTTAATTATAGCAAGATATGAATTGTCAGATGGTCAAGTACCAGATAAAGAAATAAATGCTATGGCAATGTTAATAGAATTACTAGGGGTAATAAAATGAGTACAAAACCAATGAAACCGATAAAACCACCACAGAAAAAGTTACATATTGAAGATACTGAATCTCTAACTTGTGATGATTGTGGTAATTATTCTTTTATAAAGTCTTACTTTATAAGACGAGTATCTGCTTTAATGTCACCATCAGGTCAAGAAGCTTTAATACCAATTGAAGTATTTAGTTGTGGAAATTGTGGTAAAGTGCCAGACAAAATGATGCCAAAAGGTAATGAGTAAAGATACTGGTGCTGGTAAGGGTGATAAATTACGGAGAGGTATAACTCAAGATGAGTGGGAAAAGAAGTGGGAAAAAATCTTTGGTAAAAAAGAAAAGTCTGTTCGACCACATAAATCAGATAACAACAGTTCAAAATCCTAATTATTGGGATGAGATATCTGATGAAGATAAAAAATCTTGGTCAAATTATATGGTAAATAGATTTCTATCTATGAAGCCAGAGTGGATTGAACTAGTAAATGAATTACAAAAGTATAACTTAAAACCAAAAGAGTTGTATAAGTTATACACTAATGTTTTACCAAAAGGTAAACGTTGGTTAAAATACACAAAAGGGAGAAATAGTATGGACTATCCAGAATGGTTAATTAATATCATGAGAAACAATGACGAATCTAGTAGAAAAGAAGCTATAGATGCTATAGATATGCTAATGCTTACAGAGGGTGGAATGATGGAACTAGGTGAATTAGGTAGAAAATGGGGAATAGAAGAACGTAAGATAAAAGCTGCAGGACTCAACGTTGTCGGTAGTATTAATTCAGGAAATTTATAAAAAAAGTACTTGACTTGTATACACTTTTCTGTGTATATTTAGATATAAATTGGAGAGAAATATGAAGGTTATAAAAGATACCAAAAACCTTAATTCAGAAAAAGTTTCTGATGTAATAACTAAAATGGAAAAAGAGTGGCCAGAAATGACTGCTGAGTTTCGTAAGTTACAGCGAGAACAATACGAGTTATTCTTACATAAACAACATGACTACGGTCCTGGTAATATATCAGTAGGTACACAACTACAAACTAAAGAAGAGGTACACTTATCTCTTACTGGCTTGTGGTTTCGTATGAATGATAAATTACAAAGAGTAAAAACTCTGTTGATGAACAATAGAGAGACTGCAGTAAAAGATGAACCGTTAGAAGATGCTTACTTGGACGTGAGTAACTATGGTATTATGGCTACTATCGTAAAGAATGGTAAGTGGGGTAAATAGTGTACAGTTATATTTGTAAAGCTGGTGTCTATGAATCAGATACCTTAGTTGGCTTGGTATGGGAGATGTTTACACATAGATTATACCATTTAATTAATCACGGAAAGTGGATGGATTGATGAAGAAAATAAGTTATAGTCAGTATAATCAATGGGTAAGTTGTCCATATAAATGGAAGTTAAATTATATAGAGAAAAAAGGTGTATGGACAGATAGTATACATACTATGTTCGGTACTTCAATGCATGAAGTTCTTCAGACATATCTTACTATAATGTATAATGATACCGCTAAGATGGCTGATGCTCTTCCATTGAAAAAAATGTTGTTGACAAGAATGAAACGTAATTACCAACAGATAATGAAAAAAAATGGTGGAGAAATATTCTGTGAACAAAAGGATATGGAAGAGTTTTATTCACATGGATTGATTATATTAGAGTGGTTCAAGAAAAACAGAAATAGATATTTTAGTAAAAGAGGATATGATTTAGTTGGTATAGAAGTTCCAATAAACTATGACCTACCAAATGATATTAAATTCATTGGATATATGGATGTCGTTATATACGATAAAGTACGAGATAGGTATAAAATAATAGATATTAAAACATCCACAATGGGTTGGAACAAATGGCAAAAGGCTGACAAGACTAAGACAGACCAACTACTTTTATATAAACACTTCTATGGTGCGGAAAAGGGTATATCTGTAGATAAGATTGATGTTGAATATTTTATTGTTAAGAGAAAATTGTATGAGGGATTAGACTTTCCTCAACGTAGAGTTCAGACGTTCAGTCCAGCTAGTGGTAAACCAAGTGTTAATAAAGTTATAACTAATTTAAATCAATTTGTAGACCAGTCATTTATTAATGGAGAATATAATACAGACCATACTTAT